CAATTCCATTTATTTCAAACCGTTTTGCTCTAAAACGTTTCTTAGGATTCAGTGCAGAAGACCTTGCTGAAAACGAACGCATGTGGAGAGAAGAAAACGATGAAACCCTAACACCTCCTCCAGGTGACGCTGCAGGAGAAATGCGCGGTGTAGGAATTTCAAGTGCAGGCATAAGTGCAGATATTAGTGGTGCAGAAGATCAAGCATCATTAGAAGGTGGAGAAGAAGGTGGAGAAGGCACACCACCTGAATCAGCGGCAGGTGATGCAGCGGCTGCAGAAGCGCCAGCAGGCGGAGAACCTACAGAGGTATAAATAATAATATGATACTGAGAGAACTTTTTTACTACGACAAAGAAACTATTGAACCTAAAGAAGACAACAGGTATGACCCTCAGTACGATGATTCAATAGTAGATCTCGACGATACTCGGAAAACACGATTAACACTCAGTCAAATCAATCGTGCCCGCAAAGCAAGTGAACTACATACAGAAGAAAAGGCCAAAGAATTAGATTTTGTCCGTCAGATGTATGGTATAGCAGGACAAGCAGCAGTAGCCGGAGTGTAAACCTTGGCTAAAATAGACAAGTCTCAATATTCCAAAGAACAATGGCGAATTGTAAAAGAACAACGCCGAATGCAAAAGCAATTAAACCGGCAATCAAAAGTAGATTCTTTTGATCCTATACCCCAATCACCTGATAAAAAAACAAATAATCAACTTGCTTTCGTGTTAGGAAATGGAACAAGTCGTGGTCCTATTGATGTTGAAGAAATTTCCAAAATAGGAAAAATCTATGGGTGTAATGCACTTTATAGAACATTTGCACCTGACTATTTGGTTGCAGTTGATGTAAAAATGATTCTTGAAATTACAAAAACAGGCTATCAAAAGAAGCACACTGTATGGACTAATCCTAACAAAGCATATGGCGGAATACCTAATCTTAATACTTTTCAACCAAGCAAAGGTTGGAGCTCCGGCCCAACAGCACTGTGGTTATCTGCACAACACGGTTATGAAAAAATCTATATATTAGGATTTGATTACAAAGGATTGGAAAATAAATTTAACAACTTGTATGCAGATACACCTAACTACAAAAAAAGCCAAGACAGTGCTACATTTTTTGGCAACTGGTTAAGACAAACAAAAAATGTCATCCAAGAAAATCCAGATATTCAATTTGTACGAGTAATAGCACCTGATAATTACAAGCCAGAGGAACTAAATAAATTTAGAAACTTTAGTACTATTACAGTGGAAGATTTCAAAAAAATCTTTCAACTTTCCTGACAAATAGTCAAAATGGCTCGTTTTGAGCCTATTTCTACGCATATTTCTCCCATATATGTAAATACTAATGACAGCCTTACCATAGGTAAAACATTTATAGGAGATAAAAATGGCAGATAAAGCTAAATTTGAAGAGATGCTTGAGCATCTTGTAAACAACGACCGCGAAAAAGCGGAAGAATTATTTCATGAAATTGTAGTAGAAAAGTCAAGAGACATCTACGAAAATCTTCTTGCTGACGATGTAGAAGACAAAGAAGTCGACGAAAAAGCAAAAGAAGATGATGAAGAAACTAACGAAGCATCAAAAGACAAGAAAAAAATGCCAAAAGACGGCGAAGATAAAGTAGCTGATGCAGATGCTGATAAAGATTCAGAAAAAACAAACGAAGATTTTGATTTAGACGAGTTTGAAGTTGAAGGTGACGACCCAATGGACGCAATGATGGGTGGTGACGCAGCTGATGACATGGAAATGGACATGGGCGACAAAGGCATGGACATGGATATGGACATGGACATGGACAGCGAAGAAGACGATGATGCACCTGCAACACAAGGTGATATCAAAGATCTTGAAGCAGAACTTGAAGACCTTAAAGCAGAGTTTGAAGACCTAATGCAAGATAAAGAAGGTGGAGATGACGAAGGCGAAGAAGGTGAAATGGATATGAATATGGACGATGAAGGCGATGATGCTGAAGAAGAGTCTGTAGCATACGAAGGTTCAGACGAGGAAGTAGACGAGGAAGATGACGAAGCTACTGAAAAGTCTGCAGCAGAGCAGATGCGCGAATATGTTGAAAAAGTAACACCAAAAATGGGTGACAACGGTGCTAACACCAAGTCAGTCGTAGCTGGTAAAAACGACATGGGAGGCACTGCTTCAAACTTGGTACAAGGCGGAGACGAAAAAGGAATGAAAGCATCTGCACCTAAAGAAGATAGTGCAGGTAATGTAAACGTTCCAGGTGGTAAAGCATCTAAGTCAATGTCAAACATGCCAAAAGGCCACGGCGCTGAGAAAAAGGGCCAAGGCGATGCGGCTCCCGACAAAAAATCAATGATCGGTAGCTAATAAGGACTGAGGGATGAGCAATTACTTACGAGAGCATCTGACATTCGATCAAGCCCAAATGGTGGTTGAGAATGCCAACGAAGGAAAAGACCTGTTTATGAAGGGTATTTGTATACAGGGCGGAGTACGCAACGCAAATCAGCGTGTGTATCCTGTGAATGAAATTGGCAGGGCTGTCAAAACTCTCAATGATCAAGTTAGCGGAGGATACAGTGTGCTCGGCGAAGTAGATCATCCAGAAGGACTTAATATTAACCTGGACAGGGTCAGTCACATGATTACCGAAATGTGGATGGATGGTCCAAATGGTTATGGAAAAATGAAAATTTTACCAACACCGATGGGACAGCTGGTTAAAACGATGCTTGAAAGCGGAGTTAAACTGGGTGTCTCATCAAGAGGTTCTGGTAACGTTAAAGAAGATGGTAGCGGCGAAGTCAGTGATTTTGAAATCATAACTGTTGACGTTGTTGCACAACCAAGTGCTCCAGGGGCGTATCCAACGCCAATCTACGAACACTTGATGAATGCCAGAGGTGGCTATAAGGCTTACGAACTTGCACAGGCAACTAAAGACGATGCTAAGGCACAAAAATATTTAAGAGAATCGTTGGTGAATATCATCAACCGACTCCAATAAAAGGAGAAAAACAATGTTGGATGCACTAAAAACACTATTCGAAAATGATGTAGTTTCCGAAGAAGTGCGCCACGAAATCGAAGAGGCTTGGAACAAGAAAGTCAAAGAAAACCGTCAACAGGTAACAGCTGAACTGCGTGAAGAGTTCGCTCAAAAGTATGAGCATGACAAGACAACAATGGTAGAGGCAATCGACTCTATGATTTCAGAACGTCTTGCTTCAGAAATTGAAGAATTTGCAGAAGATCGTAAACAATTGGCAGAAGCAAAAGCAAAATATGCTGTAGCAATGCGTGAAAACGCAGGTCTGCTTAAAACATTTGTTGTAGATCAACTACGCAAAGAAGTAAACGAGTTACATGAAGATCAAAAATCTATGGCAGACAAGTTCAAGATGCTTGAAGATTTTATCGTGGAATCACTTGCAAAAGAAATTGCAGAATTCAACGAAGACAAAAAAGATTTAGCAGAAACTAAAGTACGTTTAGTACGTGAAGCTAAATCACACTTCAACAAATTAAAAACACAGTTTGTTGAAAAGAGTGCTGACAAAGTGGCTAAAATTACTGACAAAGTTCTTAATAGAGAAATTAGTCAGCTTAAAGAAGACATTGAAGCAGCACGTAAAAATGACTTTGGTCGTAAGTTGTTTGAAGCATTTGCATCTGAATATGCTGGTTCTTATCTCAATGAAAAATCAGAAACTGCTAAGTTACTGAAAGTTGTTGAGCTTAAAGACAAGCAGTTAGCAGAAGCAAAAGTTAAAACAATCGAAACATCTAAATTGGTTGAAAGCAAAGAAGCTGAAATCAAGAAGATTAACGAAGCGGCACAAAGAAAACAAAAAATTGATGACTTGATTGCACCTTTATCAAAAGGCCAAAAAGACATCATGATAGATTTACTGGAAAGCGTTCAAACACCTAAGTTGCAATCGGCGTTTGATAAGTACCTACCGGCAGTAATCGACGGTAAAACTCCAGCTAAGAAGGCAATAATGACAGAAGGCAAAGAAGTAACAGGCAATAGAGAAGAAACTAACGTTAGTGACAAAGCAAGTGATAGTAACGTA